TGCGGTCCGGAGAAGGGGTAGGACGGGTGCGCGGTGGCGCCGCCCGTGATCGTGTCGAAGTGCTGGACGCTCATCTCGGGGTTCGACACGACGAAGACGCTCGAGCCGTGCGCGTCGGATCCGTTGTCGAGTGTCGAGCTCGGGGAGAGCCTCAGACGCACGGTTGAGCCGTCCGCGCCGGGCCACGCGAGGAACCCGGAGTCGTCGGGAGAGCCGTCCGCGTTCTGACGCGACATCAGGATGAACGAGCTCCCCCAGTCAACCGACGGAGAGAGGGCCTCCGTCTCCGTCGAACCGGGACTCGTGAAGACGTGCTCGACGTACTGGACCGACCAATTCGATCCGGTGAACTCGATCACTTGCCACGTGACATCGAAGCGCGTATTCGTCGAGCAACGCCTGACCGTGTACTCCGGCGTCGCCTTCACGAGATCGAACCGGAACATCTCGCGATTGAAGCCCGGCGCCGCGGCCGTCTGCGCGTCGCTCAGTCCGAGACCGCTCCAGAGGATCGCGACCTTCTCCTCGTCGAATCCGGTCGGCCACGACGGCGTGATCGCGATCGTCGCAAGCTGGACCGACGCGGTGCCCTGCTCGACTCGGAACTCGTTCGGTCCGCCGGGAGCTCCGACGTATTCCCAGAGCTCCCACTCGACGCGTCTCAAGTCATTGAAGGCGATCGGGTCCTTCGAGATGCGGATTCGGTAGACCCCTCCGCCAATGTCGACGATCTTACAATTGACCTCGTGGCCTCCAATGGTCTGGCCGTCGTCGTCCCCACTCGAGCCGGGGTCGCCTCCGCTGAAGTGGACCGTGTTCGTCACGCGGACGAACGCCTTCTCCGGGTCGACGATCGCGATCGGAGGCGCGACGTCGTGGGAGTCGACGCCCTCGCTTCCGAATGCGTCTAGCGTCCCGCGTTGAACGAGGATATCCGACACGACGTTAGAGCTCGGCGTCCGCGGTCCAGTGGGCCTCGAGCTCGGCGCCGGCTTCCGCCGACGGGTCTACCTGGGGGTATCCAGTCGAGTGCGAAGAGACGGAGCGGTATTGGGCGACCGTCTTCGAGACTCCGTCCCACCGAACCTCCCCGGCCGTGCCGCTCGTGGTTTCGTACCACTCGACGTTCGGCGTCGCGCGCATGACCGTGCGGAAGTGCTGCTGGAGTCCCCAAAGGTGAAGATCCGATGAAGCGTGCCCAGCGTAGACCGCGCCGTTCGCGCTCAGTCCCGCGCCTTGGTTCTCGACTCCGCCTCGGCTCGACTGGTAGTAGCGCTCGCAGAGCGTCCGCTCGAGAGCCTCGTTCCGTTTTGCCCACGGTTGCTCGGCCGCTCCGGGGTAGCAGGCGAAGCTCGCAAGCTCGGCCGTGAACGTCATCCCGGACGAGAAGAGGAACTGCATCGCGAGGAAGTTGGACCCCCCGATCGTCTTCCCCGCCGCCGAGTTGATCGCGACGGTCCACGTCACCTTCTGCCACGAGGTCGTGAGGGTGTAGCTCCCCGTGTGAGTCTGCTCGTCGTCGGCGGACCCTCCTCCTCCGAAGTCGATCCGAGACTTGAGCGATAGCACGGGGGAGCCCGAGGTCGCGCGCGCCCACCCTACGATCGTGAACGTCCGGCCGGTGTGCTCGCGCGCACCCTCCTCGATCCGCTGCTCGAAGTAGGGTTGCGTCCCGCCGGCGACGGTCTGATTCCACTCGAGATAGCTCGTCTCCGGTTGCGGCGGCGTCGTGTGACCGGCCGGGAGGTTTTCGAGCTCGAGCTCCGCTTCGCCCGTCGTCGTCCCTGGAGAACAGAACCAACGGTCGGGGACGTAGAGGTCGCCCGTCGATTGGTCGATCGTGACAGGAGCCACGAGGAAGTTCCCCCAGCGCTGCGCGATCTCGAAGCTCGGATTTATGAAGAGATTCGCGAAGCCGTTCGTGAGCGGGATCGTCCCCGCCAGGCCGAGCGCCTGGAGCAGTTGGGTATCGTCGTTCTTGTCGAGCGTGAGCCCCCGCGACTCGATGACGTTCGCGAGCTCGTTCGCGAGCGAGTTCAGGAACGCCGCGGGAGCGACGGTTCCCTCGACGCCGCCCGCGGGATCGGGGTCGACGAACTGGCCCTGGGTCGGGGAGTTCGGGGGGTCTGCGGACGGATGGTCGACCTTGTGCATCGTGGGAGCCCTAGGAGAAGACGAGGGTGCAAGCCGGCGCGCGGAGCCCGACTTCGACGGCTTCGCGGACGTAGGTGTCGAGGTCGTACTCGAAGAGAACGAGCGTGTAGGCCGGGGAGACGCGCTCGATCGAGCACTCGAGGAGCTCGCGCTGGTCGGCCGTGAGGTTGTTCGACGCGTGGACCTTCCAGACGAATTGACCGTCCTCGTCGTACACGGGGTCGCCGGCTCCGGACTTGCCAGCGCGGAACGCGCAGAACTCCTCGATCTCGACCTGGAACCCGAGGGAGAGCGCGAGCTCGACGAAGAACGGGATCGAGTGTCCGCCCTTCTCCTTCAAGCGAGTGAGGAGCGCGGCGCGGCGGTCCTCGATGTCCGTCGATGGGTTCGAGACGCACGCTCCCGGGAGCCCGACGAGGTCCTCCCACTCCTCGAGGAGTTCCTCCGTCGTGCGCGCGTCGATCTCGTCGAGAATGTCCTTCGTGCGCGCGTCGAGGTTCCCGAGCTCGGTCCCGAACGCGAGGAGGAGCTTCCAGAGAACGGAGTCGCGCTCGCCTGTCCACGCGACGCCGCGCGGGAGCTGCTGGATCAGGCTCCGACGGTAGGCTTCGTTCGTCGACTCAGGAGAAAGTGACATCGCGGAGCTCGAGGAGCTGGGCCGAGTTGAAGACCGGAACGTCTGCGGTCGGGCTCGTCAGCGTGTAGTCCTCCTCGCCCTCCGCCGCCGAGATCGCCTCGCGGATCTTCGAGATTGGTAGCGCCTGCCCAGGCTCGGCTTCGCGAGCCGCCATCTCGCGGAGCGAGTCCTCGACCGCCTGGCGGACCGCCGTCGTGTCGGGGACGACGGAGAGGAAGACGTCGAACTCGTTCAATTGCGGGGCGAAGACTGTAACGGCGGCGGTCACGGGGCGACGTTCGTCGATGTAGTCCTGGACCTCTTGGACCTTCGCGGAGTCGGGGATGATCGAACTCGGATCGTCGTCGAGGACGAACGTCACGTCGACGGTTCCGAGTCCGGAGTTCAACGGGAGCGCGAACGCGCGCGTGACGCCGGCGACTTCGAGCGCCCACGCCTCGAACTGCGGGGCGGAGCTCCCGTCTGGCGGAGACGTGAAGGCCAGTTTGACGCGTGCGCGGAGGTCCTCGTCGGACTCCTCGTCGGCCCCGCCGAAGAGTCCAGGGGAGGAGACGATCGCAGTCCCCGAGACGTTCGCGATCGGCGTCACGAGCTGGAGGACGGTTCCGGTCGACGTGTTGCCGTCGACGCCGGAGAGGGCCGCGGTCACGGCGACGGTGTCGGCTCCTGGTCCTCCGAAGACGAGCTCGGCGTCCGTCGCGAACTCCACGCCGTCGGAACGAACGAGGCTCGTTCCAGCGGGGACCGTCGCCGCGGCCGTCGCCGTGATCGAGACCGTCCCGGACGCGAACGTCGCCGCCTTGCGCGGGACGTCCATCATGTCGGCCCACTGATCGAGCACGTCCGTGTCCGACGTCGTCGGCACGACCTGGCGAGAGACGTAGTCCAGGTGTCCGTGCTGGTGGTGAGAGGCGCCGGCGAAGACGCGCGCGAGAACCTGGAGAACCGACCGCGGGAGGAGCGGCCCGATCCCCAGGCGCGAGGAGACCTCGGCCTCCATGCGAGCGATCAGGGTATCCAGGGTCGGGCGGTCGAAAGTCATCGCGCGGGCCATCGTAGCCCCGCGCGATCGCCGAGCCTAGGCGCTCACGTCGACGCCGGGGGATCCGCTCGCGGTGTGGCCGCAAGTCGCGGCGTCGCCGGCGCGGACGACCGCCAGGCCGTTGACCGTGACGAAGGACGATCCGCCCGCCATCGTCGCGGCGTTGTGGGGGGAGTCCCCGTGGGAAGCGACCGCGTCCCCGACGACCGCCCAGGCCGCCCCGTCGGTCTTCACGGCGGTCTGGCCTCCGCCCACGATCACTCCGCCGGCGACGTCCGATCCCACCAGGGAGACGTTCGCCATCAGGAGAAGACCGTCGTCGATCCCGACGCCGTGATCGTGACCGTCCCGGATTCGATACGGATCGAGGCGCCTCCGGCGGAGAGCTCGATCGCCGACGGGGTCACTTCGACGAGGGAGCTCCCGACCTCGAGCTCGACCTTCGTCGGCGAGGAGAGCTTCCCCCCGGACGCCAGGAGCTCGAGGAGCTCGCCCGTCGTCCGGTAGACCACGACGTCTCCCTCGGCCCCACCCTTCGGCCGCTCCGTGCGGTCGACCACGTGTAGCGCGTGGACGTGGTCTCGCTTGCCCCCGACCGCGACGAAGACGCACTCGGAGCCGATCGGCGGAACGCTCTTGAAGCCGTAGCTTTGCCAGAACTCCGCGCCTTGGAGGATCTCCCCGCGCGCCGCCTTGATCTGGACCGTCGCGAGCTTCCGCGAGTCGTCGACGACCGACACGGTCCCGCGGCCGACCATAGCCATGATCCGGTTCACGAGCGGCGACAGAGCGCGGCGGAGGTTCTCGAGCTTCATTCGTCCCCCAGGAAGTCGACCGTCTCGCCGCGGAGGAGCTTGTCGAACGGAGACTCCTCCTCGGGGACCTCCGGCTGGAGCGTGTACGCGTCTGGTCGGACGAGCTCGAGCGTCGTCGTCGTTCCGCCGCGGTCGCGCTTCGCCGTGATCCCGTTCACGAGGAACGGGGCCTCGACCTGGAGGCTCGGGATCCGAGCTCGGACGCGCTGGTTCACTTGCCAGAGTGAGCTCGTCGGCCGCTGGCGCCACCCCTGGACCTCGACGTTCAAGCGGTTGGCTCGAGCCGCGCGGACCGTCGCCTCCCACTGGGCGCGGGACTGCGCGAGCTCGGTCGTCATCGCCGCCTCGCCCACGATGACGAGCTCGCGGAAGCGCGAGATTTCCTCGTCGCTCGCGCGCCCTTCGACCTGGGCGACGATCTCCCCGAAGTCGTCATCATCGCCGGGCCTCGAACCGCGCACGACGTACGTCTGGAAGCGGTTCGAGTTGTCCCACTCGAGCGTGGCGCGGAGGACGTTCCCGCGCTCGTCTTCCACGAGGTCGACGTCGGCGCTCGTCTTCGACGGCTCGACCATCGACATGAATCCGTCCCCGGTCGAGTAGATCAGGAGCCCGCGCATCCTGGCCGCGCGCTCGATCGCCTGGAACGCGGTCTCGCCTTGCTCGATCTTGAAGACCGCGAAGGGCTCTAGCGGGCGGACCGTGTAGCGGATTGTCACTCCGAAGGGGCGCGCGAGCTCGTTCGCAATCTGTCCCGGGCCCAGTCCGATGAACTCGCCAGGGTCCGCGCGCGCGCTCGAGTCGACGAGGTCGGCCGCCTTGTCCCGACCGGAGAACGAGAACTGGGTCCCCTGCTCGCCGTCGGTCGAAGCCGTGAGTCGGTCGACGTAGCCGGTCAGGATCGGCGAGCCCTCGACGACGATCTCGATCTCGTCGCCC